GCTGCGGGATTTTCTCTTTGTAAAGAATCTACATATCCTTCAATTGTAGGCATAAGCTCATATCTTGTCGATAATCTAATAAAGGATATCGAGAATGGAAAAATACATTAACAGGCTTAATGCCAGAGGCTTTTATACAATCGTTTTAATTATAATTTTGGTAGGTTTTATAGCTGCTGGAGCTTCAGGTATCATTCTCGATTTTATCGTCGGGATAATAAAAAATATATAGGTTTTTAACAGTGTTTTTAGGGTACTGTTTTTATTTGCACCAAAATCATGAAAATAGGAGGAATAAAAAATGTTAAAAAACAATAGTGAAAGAAAACAATGGATTGAAAATGAAGACAATTATGAAATTATCACTGTTTCAGAATTTGCCAGATACAGGAAGTCAAGACCGCTTGACAACGGTTCATGCATAGTTATTTTTGAAATAAAAATGAAGGCATCGGTATGGAATCATGAGATGCGTAAAACAAATGAAAAAATCAAGTGGAGTAAAATCGGCATGTTTATTACGTGTTTTTATGAAAATGAAACGCTTCTAGAACAGACTTGCATAAGTGACATTGTTTCAAGGATGGCGAAAATGAAATGATAGAAAATCTTAAGGGAGAGCTGTGGAAGCAGTACCGCGGTACAGATTATTATTTTTCATCATACGGACGTGTAAAACGGATATACAGGCATAAAGAACGTCTTTTGAAGCCGTATAAAGTCAGTCACAGGAAAGGTTCAGAATTGTGGGTTGTAAAGGTCTACGGTAAAGAAACATCGATTTCAAGAACTGTATATGAGCTGTTTATCGGTACGGTTCCCGATGGATATAACATTGTTCATCGGAACAAAGTACAGAGCGACAATGCAGCAGTTAATTTAAAAGCAGTGTCTAATAAGGAACTTGGTACACTGTACGGCGGAAGAACACGTATGCAGAGACTTATATATGATATGGAAAATAAATGCTTTTATAAGGGTACCAGAGAAGCAGGAAAAGCCCTTCACATAAGCAGGCAGACAGTTTCGGACTACTGCAACGGAAAGGTCAAAAAGCCTATGTTTAAGATAAGATGGGCAAGAGATGGAGAATAGAAATGCGAGCGGTTAGATTTGGTTATGATTTGCTAAGAGTCGAAGATATAGAGCCAGCAGATAAATATGCTAAAGACATAATTGAAAATGCAGTATATATGAAAAAGTATGATACATGTACCGAATGCTTTTTTATGATTGATCTTAATGATGCCGATATAGAAAATGCACATATATACATAATTGATGATGATTATTATGAATCAATCATAACTAATTCATATGAAGAATTGATTTATTTCTATGATAAAAAACATAAAGATAAACCTCAGCAGTTAAGTTTATTTTAGAAAGGGATGATATTTATGCCAAAACCGCCGGTTAAGTATCTATTGCTAGATATTAATGATGTTACAAATGTTTGCGGTTCTATATGGAGTGATGAGCTTAGTAAGCTGTTGAAAATAAAGCCAATCTATTTACCTGTATGGTTGTGCCACAATGGTGTTTTGGAAGGTAAGTATTACGTTGTAGAAGATGTTTAAATACAACATTTACATAGAAAGTGAGGTAATTGTACTACCCTTAGTTATTTATGCAGAAACAAGGGAAACAGCCTATAAAAAGGCAGTAAAACAGTTTAGAAAGATATTTAAAAAGAAGAAAATTACAAGAGTTACTATCTACAAAGATCATTATTATTTTGGTGGATTCGAATATTAAAAGGAGTAGCAAAATGAAGATAACTTATGAAGAATTTAATGATCTGCAAAGACTGCAGAAAATAAGGGACTATGCTCAAGAAATCTTTAATACATTAATTTGTTTAGGATACATCGCTGAAAATAAGCACAGTAAAAAAATTACGGCAATGACAACTGAAATTAAAGCAATTGAAGATGATGCAGTTGAAAATATTAGAAAAATGATTGAAGGAGAATAACAACAATTAATGAAAAAAATATTTTTAACAATAGCTGCTACTGAGCTGATGCTGTTCTTAATAAAACCGCAATCTAAATTAGCATTAGTGTTAGCCTTCTTTTATGGATTCTTAGCATTTTTAGAGGATAGAAAATCATAAAAACTATTTTAATAAAAAAATCTCTCTAATCCGTTGGTACATATGGGATTAGAGAGAAAATATAAATGCAATATAATATATAAGTTATATTGCACCAAAGGGGTGATAAATTGGCAAGACGTGTAAAGAGTTATGATGGTCAGCATGAGACACTTCCAATTAAGGATACAAGACAGCTGCAGGAATTTATGTATAACCTGCTTAGAAAAAAAGATAGAGCAAAGACACCAATAAAGAAATATCAGGCCGATCGCAACTGGATGATGTGTCTGCTTGGATTTAATACGGCACTCAGGGCGGAGGATCTGCTGCAGCTGAGAGTATTAGATGTCAAAAAGGGATATATACATATAAAAGAAAACAAAACGGGTAAGATGCAAAATTTTCGTATGAATAAGCAGCTTCATAATGATGTTCTTGAATATATCGAAAGAAACGGATTAGGCGATTATGATTATCTTTTCAAGGGACAGAAAAAGAAGCAAAACGGCAAACCGTATTATTTACCGATTACTCGGCAAAGAGCATATAACATTGTTGAAAAAAATGGCGAAGAGGTCGGGATTGATTTTACATTTGGCGTACATAGCCTAAGAAAGACATTCGGATATATGTATATAAATGCAGGCGGCAAATTAAATACATTAATGAAGATGTACAACCATGATGATCCAAACGTCACTATGAAATATATCTGCTGGGGGCGTGAAGATGCTGAGGCAGACCGTCAGGCAATATATCTAGGAGGAGTACATAAATGATAAGTGATTTTTGGTTAGGTGTGATCCTAACCATCTCAGCAGAAGCAATAATAACAATCTTAGTTGTTGATTATTTAGGACAAAAAGAAAAGGATGATGGTGAATGAAGTTAGAAGATAGGATTTATAACGTTGAATACTATGTTAAAAAATTTAATAGTTGGGATGTAAAAGAAATAATAATTGATGATCAAAAGGCATTTTGGGAAATAAGGAAACCAGGTAGTCAAATTCAAAAAGTTTGTCTGTTTAGAGATGGGTCTAATATGTATATTTACGGTGAATATGGATCTTATTCATTCGATAAAATGACATGGCTAGGAAGTCCGTATAATCTAGAGTACAACAATCTTGGTTATCAAAACAAAAAGATGTCCTATGATACCAAAAATAATGTGTACATGTTTGATGATGAGGCAGCTACAGAAGATATTATTGACTGGATTAAAGAAGTGGCAGTTGATCGTTATGATTATCATGAATCGGAGATAAATTTATTGTTAGAAAAAATGGATATAAGAAATGCCCCTTATATTGATATAATTGGTTTTTGCTACGAAAATGAGTGTGATGATCTAATAGAATTATTAGAATTTTCTATGGAATTATATGAAAATTCAAATGATGAAATTGAATATATTAGTTATTTAAGAAATTCTAATTTAGAAGCGTTTGATGAAGTATGCGATTCACAATTGTGGAGAGCAGGTAAAAGAATATCACAGAATTATTTGGTATCGCTCATGGCTTTAAAGATATGCGGTGAAAAATTAAAATGTCAAAAGGAAGATGAAAATGACCGCTAAAGAAATGTTTGAGGAATTAGGATATACATATTATAAAAGTGACAATATGATTCTTTATGAAATAAGTGAAATAAACTACTTTCTTTTTAGCCCAAATAAAGAAATTACGGTAGGTGATTATGGCATAGACGTAGCTACATTGAAAGCAATTAATCAACAATGTAAAGAACTGGGGTGGATTTGATTGGAAATAAAGAAGCAATTTACAAATGTGAAGTAATGCATGATTTGAAAGCACTGTTTGATAATGCTGGAGATTATTTTGAAGATGAATATGAGCTTGTAAAACAATATATCGAACAGTTGGAACAAGCATTAGATAAAGCGTGTGAAGAATTAGAAACATTTGATATGACATTTAATGATGGTGATTTTATTGATGTAAAAAACAAAGAACAGTGGAAAGAGTGGACTTTACAAAATAGAAAGTAACACCCTGAAAGTGCGATTTTACGTAAATCAGGGGTACGGTAACTTTTTTTGAAAAAATAATAATGAATAATCGGCTAAGAGTGTTGATGGCTATAGAGTTTAAACGATTTATGTATGCTCACAAAAAAATTGACACTCTTAGGGATTATGTAACTTTTTTTACAGGTGTTGAAACCGGAAAGGTGAGGATAAAAAAATGTTAAAAATTGAAAAATTAAAAGATCTAATTTTAAATTATGATACTGAGAATTGTGAGGATGATTTTAATTGTTATTTATCTCGGATTGCTACAAATCCCAATGACAACAAAAACATTTGTAGAGTGGTAACATGTTCAGAATGCGTAAGATTGTCGCTGATGAATTTATTAGAAGAATATAAAGAACCAGTTAAATTAACAAAATTTGAATATGAATATTTAAAAGTTGCTAAAAGAGAGGGATTTAATTTTATTGCAAGAGATAAAAGTAACGGATTGTATGGATTTGAAAAGCAACCTACAAAGGGTAATGCAACGTGGTTTAGTAGTTGTGATTATGTAGGCATGTTCAAGTCAACATTTAGTTTCGTTAAATGGGAAGATAAAGAACCGTATAGCATTGATGAAATTCTAGCTAACTGTACCATTGTGAGCGGTGATGAAGATGATTAAATTATTTAAAAATAAAATAAGAAGAAATTATTATAAACCATTTGATAGACACGCAGAGATTATAGACGTTTTAATACAAGGTTTTAACCTATTGAGTGAAAAGTTGGATGAAGTTATTGCTGAAACTAATGAATTAGAAAAAGAGGTTGAAACATTAAAGATAAAGTTAAAGGAAGTAAAAGAAAATGACGTCTAAACAAATAGCATTCGTATTTTTTCTAATGATGCTTATTGCGTTTATTTTGTCGCTTGTTTTGGGAATTCGATATTTATTTAAGGAATGGAGAAAGTAAAATGCTAACCCTACCAATTAAGAGAAAGTGGTTTGATATGATTTTAAGCGGTGAAAAGAAAGAAGAATATAGAGACATCAAGCCTTATTATACAAGCAGATTTGAAAACGAATTAGATTTTTGTCAATTTTTCTTTGGTGAAGATTGTTTGATTATTATTTTAAGAAATGGCTATTCAAAAAATAGTCCTTATATAAAAGTTAGATGTACTTTAACTAAAGGTTACGGTAAAGAGAAATGGGGAGCAGAAGCAGGTAAAAAATATTATATTTTAGAAATAGTTGAAATTATGGAGGTAGGCAACAATGGATAATATTATAGCAAAAATAAAAAAACTGATGAATACAGCGAATGATCCTAACGCTAGTGAAAATGAAGTTTTTGTAGCAGTTAAAAAGGCGCATAAATTAATGGCTAAACATAATATAGAATTAAATGATATTGAATCTAAGACTGAAGATGATGTAATTGAAGCTGTATTAGACATCACACCTAATTTTATGATGAGTATTTTACAAGTGGTAAGTGATGAATTTAGGTGTGAATTTCTATATATTTCAAGAAAAAATAGATTTATTCCTAAAATATACGGATTGAAAAATGATGTTGACGCAGCTGTAGAAGTAATAAAAAACATTACAGTGTTCATTAATAATGAATTACCTAGATATGTAAAAAAATATAAGAAAAAAGCAAGTTATGATTTTACTTCAATTTTACAAGATTATATTCCGTGTGATGCAAGAGTGCTAAAAAGAAGTTACTGTCTTGGATTTTCGAATCGTTTAGATGAATTCTTTAATGAAAATAAACTAGAACTAAAACAGGAATTCGAAAAATATGAATTAATTTCTTTAGGCGTTCCCAAAATTGTTACAGATTATGTTAATAACGTTATAAAGCCAAAAAAAGTGAAAAGTAAAGAACTTGCAGTATCTAGACGCGCTTTTAATGCCGGTGTAACAGCCTGCGACAAGTATAATGGAAGGTAGTTATAAAATGGAGACTAAAGTTAGACAAAGCAATTACATAACAATTTTAGGATGGATGATATCAGATCTAAAGTTAAAAGGTAATGCACTGCTTATTTATGCAATTATTTACGGCTTTTCACAAACACAAGATTTAGCATATACAGGAAGTAGACAATATTTAGCGGATTGGACTAATTCAACACTTCAGGGAGTATCTAAATGTCTAAAAAAATTAGTAGATGATGGTTTTATCATCAAGAAAGAAAATGTAATAAATGGTGTTAAATTTTGCGAATATAAAGCAGTAGTTCCCGAGTTGCTACCAGTAAACAAAGTTTACGGGGGTAGGCAACAAAGTTTACATAATAATATAGAATATAATACTAGTAATATATATAGTGCAAAATTTGATAAAAATGATGCATTTAAAAGATTCTGGAGTGTATATCCCAGACATACAAACAAGAAAAAAGCATTTGATGTTTTTGTTAAAAAATGTACCGATGAAACTGTACTGCAAAAGATGTTAAGCGCAGTTGTTGATTATAAAGAGACAGAACAGTGGCAGAATGAAAGATTTATACCTCACGCTTCCACATGGCTTAACGGCGAAAGATGGGAAGATGAAATCAATCCAGCTTCTAAAAGTAATTCAAATGATGATAATGAATGGATGAGCGGATATGAATAATTATCAGGATGATTTAATCGGAATGTTTCTTGTTAAACCGCAGCTTCTGGATTTAACTATTCTAAAACCATCATATTTCGATAAGAAGCACAGGGATATATTTACTGCTATAAAAAAGTCGTATAAGGAAAATAAAACTATTATTTTAGAGGATATCCTAGCAGTAAAGGGAATTGATGTTGATCTTGTTATTGCCTGTTCTACAAGTACCGCAACAACTGCTTTATTTGAACAGTATCAGGATTATGCAGTTAAGGAGTATAAAAAGAAAGCCTTATTGGCAACTGCTAAAAAGCTCCAGAATGATGAAATTACAATTGATGAATTTTACAAGGATACAAACAATTTTGCATCTTTAGGGTCTTATTCATCGACGAGGCTTACTAAAGAACTGCTCAAAGGTTCGATTACCAAGCATAAGAACAATATCAAATTTACAAGGTTTAGTAATTTAGAAAAGAAGCTTAATTTAAAGGAAAATGACTTTGTTATACTTGCCGGTGCTACTGGTGTAGGTAAATCGGGTATTGCTATAAATTTGATGGATGATCTATCTCGTAATTATCCTTGTGTATATTTCAATTTCGAAATGGTAGAAGAGGAGCTGTATCAAAGGCTTATTTCAATTAATTCAAAATTAAATCAAAAAATGCTAGAGAGTTATGAAACATTGCCACAAAAAAATATGAGCGTTGTTAATGATGCAATTGATGATATTTCAAAAAGACATATTGACATTATAAATCATTCATCAACATTGGATAAATTAAGATCGTTTATTATGAGCTACAAAAGCGATAAGCATTTTATAGTGTTTGTGGACCATGTAGGGCTTATCGGTGTTAAAGCTAAAAACTCGTATGAAAAAATGACAGAAGTAGCCAAGGAGCTAAGAAAAATGAGTTTGGATAACAACTGTACGATTATTGGACTTTGCCAATTAAACAGGGAAGCAACTAAAAATGCAAAACAGCCTAATTTATCAATGTTAAGAGATTCGGGTGAGCTGGAACAAAGTGCAAGCAAGGTTATATTTGTCTGGAAGAACGAAAAAGACTGCGCAGAAGATTATTATCTGGTAATCGAAAAAAACAGAAGCGGTCCTAAATCAATCATTCCAATAGGCTACAACAAAGAAAATCAAATTGCTTATGAATTAAGCAATAAGAGAGATTTAAGGACATAGGAGGATTTAGAAAATGAACAAAAGCGAAAAGCAATATAAAGATGAAATTATAGATAAAAATAGCATTTTTGATGAATTACTTGTACAAGATGATAAAACACATCTTTTTATAGTAAAAACATCAAACCGAGGTACTGTTATTGACCCAGGTGAACTAACCGTAGTTTTAATTAAGGATGCAATAAAAAAAAGATGATTATATCTTTATAAAAAGAACAGAAATTTAATAAAAACTATTTTGATTAAAAAATCTCTCTAATCGCTTATGTAGCAAGGGATTAGAGAGAAAATATAAATGCAATATAACATCTTGGATATATTGCGCGTTTAAAGGAGGTTAAGTATGGTGTTTAACAAAGAACAAAAGAAAATAAGAGAAGTAGATAGATTAATCAATGTATCGTTAATCAAATCAGAAATGCAGCAGTACCATAACTATATTAAGCAACATGATAATCTAGAGGCATGGTATTATAATAATTTAGATTACTATGATCAAAAGATTAAAAATTATGAGGAGCAGTTAAAAAATATTAAAAGTCCTAACACATCAGAAGATATTGCGGTTGCTAAAGCAGTAGATAAGTCTAGTCAAATAAATTCTATTATGGATAAAATCAAAGATGCTAAGAATGCTAAGATTTTATGGCTTAAAGGAAATAATTCTATCTATTTCAGTAATTTAGCACACTGGAACCAAAGAATAGCTACAGTATTATCGTATGTAGAATCGATAGAAAACGAAAAAGACAAAGATTTTATCAGAAAAATGTATATTGAGAAGATTGATTATCGTGAGCTTATGAAAGAATATGAGATAAAAGAAAATTGCAATCTATATAGAAAAGCTACAAATATTTTAAAAAAATTAGTATGATGATACTTTCTGCACGGCTTTAAGGTGGTATAGTATATACTGTAGAGTTGTATGAAAGAACTCTACACTATCAACACTTTGTTAGAAGAAACTCGAAAGGGTTTCTTTTTGTTTTTTGTGAAGAAGGAAAATATTTATGTATGAAAGCGCAGGTTTACAAATGGCAATTAAAAGATTAGATCGTGATGGGTCTCACCGTAAGCAGTTCGAAAGAAATAAAAAGAAAATATACGCAACTCAAACAGTGTGCGGAATATGCGGAAAGCCGGTAGATTTTAGTTATAAATATCCGCATCCTTTATCACCGTGTATCGATCACATCATACCGGTTGCAAAAGGAGGACATCCAAGTGACATTGATAATCTTCAGCTGGCACACTGGACATGCAACAGACAAAAGAGTGACAAATTATTTTCAAGTAGTGGGATGCACAAGGCGAAGGTAGTAACAAACAGAGATCTTCCTCATACAATCAACTGGATTGCTTATAAATCGTCAAAATAAGCCATTTGAGAGGTGTTTTAAATATGGGGCATGATACCCCCTAAAATCTTTTTTCCTTACTTCACGGCGTACTGTGAATATTTTCTCACGGATAAATTAAGACGAAAGGAGTGAAAAAATGACGGCATATTTAGGAATTAAATATTTAAGAAATAAACTGATATCAAAAAGACCAAGAAATGAAGAAAAGTATCTGTATTATGAAATGAAGAATACCATGAGGGATTTTAATATTACTATGCCTAAAGAATTCATATGGCTAAAAAGCTGTCTTGGATGGTCAGCGAAGGCAGTTGATTCAATTGCTGACAGGCTTTCATTTAGAGAATTTTCAAATGATAATTTCGGAATAAATGAAATATATCAGTTAAATAATCCTGATGTTCTTTTTGACAGTGCGATTATCTCAGCACTTATTACATCGTGCTCATTCATATATATTTCAAATGATATAAGCGGATTTCCCCGCATGCAGGTAATTGACGGTCGAAACGCCACAGGAATAATTGATCCTATTACTTACATGCTTAGCGAGGGTTATGCTGTTCTTGAAAGAAATATTCATGATGAACCGGTCAAGGAGGCTTATTTTATAAAAGAGGGTACATGGTTTTATGAAAAAGATAAAGCACCTTATTTTATTTCAAGCAAAGCCCCGTATCCACTGCTCGTTCCGGTTATTTTTAGACCTGATCCAAAAAGACCGTTTGGACATTCAAGAATATCCAGAGCCTGTATAGGTATTCAGCAGAGCGCAATGCGAACGCTCAAGCGTTCAGAAGTATCAGCAGAGTTTTATTCTTTCCCACAAAAGTATGTACTAGGGTTAAGCCCAGATGCTGAGGCTCTGGACAAATGGCGTGCTACTGTCTCAACTATGCTTCAGCTCGATAAGGACGAGGATGGTGATTCACCAACAGTTGGACAGTTTGAACAGCAGTCTATGGCGCCGTATGTAGAACAACTGAAAATGTTTGCTAGTCTATTTGCAGGCGAGACAGGTCTTACCTTGGATGATCTGGGATTTTCAACTGATAACCCGTCAAGTGTTGAGGCTATAAAAGCGCAGCATGAAAATTTAAGGCTTATCGCTAGAAAAGCGCAAAAAACTTTCAGTGTAGGTTTTTTAAATGCCGGATATCTTGCTGCATGTTTAAGAGATAATTATGAATATGACAGATACCAGATTTATTTGTCAAAAGCTAAATGGGAACCGTTATTCGAGCCTGATTCGTCTACATTATCTGTTATAGGTGATGGTGCTATTAAAATTAATCAGGCGGTACCGGGATTCTTTGACAAGGATACTTTAAGAGATTTAACAGGTATCGATTATAGTGAAAATGCTGGAATCGGAAAAACTGCAGGAGAGATCGTACAGTAATGGAAGATATTGCACCTGAATTGTATGAGAGGATAAAAAGTACATACGAAAATGAAAAAGCATCAAGTAAAAAGCTGGATGCTTTTTTAGAAAAAGTAAAAAAGGGCAATGCCGCATATGAAGATGTCTATGATTATGCAGGTGAACTGGGCAGATGTCTGGAAAGTGCATTCAGTCACAATATAAGCGACGATGTGCTGCCCGACAGCAGGATGTATTACAATATAGCAAAAAGAATAATCGAGCCCATGCTTAAGAAAAGTCATGATGATATTGCAGCACAGTGCAGTGCTGTACAACATTCATTAAATAAAAAAGCCGGCATAGGATTAAATGCTGTTAAACCTGAGTATGATAAAGCCAGAACAGAGGCAATCATAAATTATGTATGCACACGTGAAAAATACAGCAGTGTAGAAAAAAGTTTTTTAGACGGATTAAGCAATAACTGTCGCAAGACTGTAGATGATTCTGTAAAGCAGAATGCTGATTTTCATTACAAAAGCGGGTTAAGTCCGCGAATAGTAAGGATTTGCAGAGGAAAAGCGTGCAAGTGGTGTCGTGAGGTCGAAGGCAGTTATAACTACAAGGATGTAAGGAATACCGGTAACAATGTATTTAGAAGACACGCCAACTGCACCTGTACAGTTTCATATGATCCTGGTGACGGATCAAAAAAAATTCAGGATGTATATTCGAAGAGATGGCAGAACCAGGATGCCTTTCAGGAAAGAAAAAGATTTTACCTGGAAAACAGAGTTGATAAAAAAAGATTAACAGATATGGAACAGTATGCGGTAAACAGTCATATATCATCTGATTTTTATATTATCAACGACTGTTTAAGAAATGGATATATATTAAATCAGGAGCAGAATGCACTGGTGAAAAACCTAGATTCCGCATTGGAGAAACTAGACAGCTATAAAGGGAGGGTCAGCAGATCAGTTCAGTTTTACAGTTCATCAGATTTAGATAAGTTTTTATCTGATCATGAGCCGGGGCAAACTGTTACGTATAAAGATTTTACATCTTCCACTGCTTCAAAAGAATTGTATAATCCCGACGGACAGGCTCAGATGTTCTGGACTAGTCGTCGAGGTAGAAATCTGATAAAATACAATAAGAAAGAACAGGAAATACTATATAAAAGAAACAGCAGTTTTATAGTCTTGGAAAAGAGACATATTAAAGGTGTTTATTATATTTTCATGGAGGAACTGTAAAATGACCTTAAGTCTAGAAGAATGGAGAAAGCTGTCAGAAGAACAGAAAGGAATACGGTATAAGGAACTGAGCGATCATGATAAATTTATTGTTCGTACCAGTACTCCGCCGGCTTTTGAAGTTACCGGGCGCAAAGAGCTTAGTGAAGAAGAAAAAAAGAGCGCAAAAAAAGAATTTGATGAGTTTTTAGTATATTATGGAATAAAAAAATAGGAGGTTAAGGTATGGAGCCAAAAAGAATTGGCCGTCAGACTCCTACAACCTCGTTAGTGCTGCCTTATAAAAAAACAAAAGGCAAAGAAGCAGTTGAAATTTACAACAAAACCGGCAGAACTGCCCGGGAATGGCAGGAACTGCTAATTTACGATATTATGGCATATGATGATGAAGGCTTATGGGTTCATTCTACCTATGGATATGCGGTACCGCGTCGTAACGGTAAAACCGAAGATGTGATAATGCGTATTTTATGGGGACTTAAAAATGGTGAAAAAATCATTTATACCTCTCATCTTATCTCAACGTCTCATTCAGTCTGGGAAACAGTTACATATCTGTTAGACAGTATGGATATTAAATATGCTTCGGTAAAAGCCAAGGGGCAGGAAAATATCAGACTTTTAGATGAGAATGACAAGCCCTATAAACTTGATCATATGATTAATTTTAGAACCAGATCAAATAATGGCGGGCTGGGTGAAGGATATGACCTGTTAATTATCGATGAAGCACAGGAGTACACTATTGACCAGGAGTCAGCGTTGAAATACACTATTTCAGCGAGTTCAAATCCTCAAATTATTATGCTGGGTACTCCGCCAACAGCTATTTCTCATGGTACAGTATTCCAGAAAATAAGAGAAAAGGTATTAAGCGGTTTTTCGAAAAATACCGGATGGGCGGAATGGTCTGTTGATACGATGCAGGATCCAAAGAACAGAGAAGCATGGTATGAGACAAATCCCTCTTTAGGGCAAGGACTTACAGAAAGGGTTATTGAAAATGAAAATACGACTGATGATGTCGATTTTAATATTCAGAGGTTAGGTCACTGGCTGTCATATTCACAAAAATCCCTGTTTACTGAAAATGAATGGGATTCATTGAAAATAAGTAAAATACCGAATTTTAAAAACAAACTGTTTGTTGGAATAAAATTTGGAGCTGACGGACGACATGCTGCATTATCTATAGCAACCAAAACAGATGATAAGATATTTATTGAATCCATAGACTGTCAAAGTCAGAGAAACGGAAATCTGTGGATCATAAATTTTTTAAAAAATGCAGATATAGAAAAAATTGCAGTTGACGGAGCAGGAGCTCAGGACGTTTTAAAAAAGGATCTTAAGGAGTACGGTATAAAAATAAAAATTGTGCTTCCTAAAGTAAAAGACGTGATAGTAGCCAACAACATGTTTGAACAGAGCATAACTTCATTAAAAAATATATGCCATAATGGGCAGGAATCATTAAGACAGGTCGTTACAAACTGCATTAAGCGTGCTATTGGAACGAATGGCGGTTTTGGATATAAAGCCTTAATTGAAGAACATGAAATAGCACTGATGGACAGTGCTGTTCTTGCACACTGGCTATGTGCATCAGCTAAAGAAAAAAAGAAACAACGTGTTAATTATTAACGAAAGCATCTATTTTATGGATGCTTTTATTATTTTAAATTTACGTACACTAAACGGTTAATTAGGAGGTTATTAGAAATGTCAGAATTTAAAGCAATTACAACACAGGAAGAATTTGAAATGCGTTTAAAAGAGCGCCTTGAACAAAAAGAAAGAAATGTATTAAAAAAATTCGAGGGATATACTTCGCCGGAAGATTTGGAAACTATCAAAAGTGATTATCAAAGTAAGATTGATACATTAAATCAGTCAATCAGCGATAAAGACAGTCAGTATAGCAGTGAAATCGAGGGTTATATTCAAAAAATTGCTGATTATGAGACCGACTCAGTAAAAACGAGAGTGGCAATTGATATGGGTATTCCTTTGAAACTAAAGGACAGACTTAAAGGAACAACGGAAGATGAAATAAGAGCGGATGCGGAGCTTTTATCCGGTCTGTATTCCCCTGCTCCGCCTTTAGCATTGTCAGAACATACTATGACAGCAGAAGATGAAAAAAAATTAAAATTAGAAAACGGTTATAAAGAAATGGCCAAAAAATTAGGAGGTTATTAGAAATGTCAGAAGGAAAAATTTTAGAAGTTAAAAATTATAAAACAGTTTTTACACCAGAATTAGTAACTGATCTTTTTTCAAAGGTAAGAGGTCACTCATCATTAGCTAATCTTGCTAAAAAAGAGCCGCTTCCTTTCAACGGTAAAGAAATGATGATCTTTACAATGGATGATGAAGTGAATATCGTTGGTGAATCAGGAAAGAAAACAAGAGGATCAGCAGATATCAGCACTAAAACAATGGTTCCAATCAAAATCGAGTACGGTATCCGTATTTCAGATGAATTTATGTATGCTACTGAAGAAAAGAAAATTGATATTCTAAAAGCGTTCAATGAGGGATTTGCTAAAAAAGTTGCACGAGGATTAGATATTATGGCAATGCATGGAATCAATCCAAGAACAAAAGAAGCATCTAACTTGATTGGTGATAATCATTTCGATCATGGTTCGCTTACAGTTACAACAACTGCCGGTGAAGAAGATAAGGACATCAATAAGGCAATTGCCTTATTTGATGAATCAGACGATTTTGAAGTTTCGGGATTTGCAATAGCAAAAGCATTCAGAACTTCATTAAGTGAACTCGAGTATAAAAACGGAGCTGCCAAATTTCCAGAATTAGGATGGGGAAGTAATACTTCAGCATTACGCGGTTTAGCCGTAGATGTCAATTCAACAGTTGCATTTAATGATTCTAAGGATTTGGCAATTGTTGGAGATTTTGCAAACTATTTTAAATACGGTATTGCTAAAGAAATCCTAATGGATGTGATTCCTTATGGTGATCCTGATAATACAGGATTAGATTTAAAAGGAAATAATCAGATTTTTATCCGGTCAGAAGTTTATTTAGGTTGGGCTATCATGGACGAGAATGCTTTTGCCAGAATTTTAAAAACTGAAGGATAAGGAAGTGAAAGATGATGAAGCCTTTCGTTACATTAAAGGATATTTCGCTGTTGTTCAGAGATCTTAGTAGTTTAGAAGAACGCAAGGCCTCAGCACTTTTGGAGGTTGTTTCTGACTCTCTTCGCCAGGAAGCTAAAAAAGTCGGAAAGGACCTTGATGAAATGATAAAAAATGGCGAAGTATATGAAAATGTAGTTAAATCAGTTGCAGTTGACATTATCGCAAGAAATTTAATGACCTCAACTGACAGCGAACCTATGGAACAGTTTTCACAGTCGGCATTGGGATATACCGCTTCAGGAACATATCTTGTACCCGGTGGAGGGCTGTTTATTAAAAAAAGTGAATTATCAAGATTGGGACTTAAAAGACAGAGGATAGGAGTACTGGACATATGGGGATTAAAGGAATAAATGTAATCTTAGTTGAAAAGATTGAAACCGGTAAAGACAGTTTTAATGAGCCGGTGTATAAAGAAATCGAGAAGTGCATAAAAAATGTTCTTGTTGCCCCGTCAACTTCTGATGATATTGTCACTGCTCAGGATCTGACTGGAAAAAAAGCCGTGTACACTTTAGCAATCCCAAAATGTGATAACAGCGTTTGGGAAGATAAAGATGTTATATTTTTCGGCAAGAGATGGCATGTACTCGGTTTCACTATTGAAGGAATAGAGGAAAATATTCCGCTTTGCTGGAATAAAAAGGTAATGGTGGAAAGATATGGCTAAAACCAGAATTGTTTTAAACAGAAAAGGGGTAGGAAGTCTACTGAAATCAAAAGAGATGATGGCAGTGTGCCTTGAACATGCTAATGCAACATGCCAAAGTGCAGGCGGTGTGGGTTACGAAGTAACAACATTTACCGGAAAATCGCGTGTGAATGCCTCTGTAAGAGCAAATACCAGAAAAACAATCAGTGATAACTACAAAAACAACACACTGCTTAAAAGTCTGAGGTGAAATCTGTGATTGAAGAAACTGTATTAAATTATCTAAATAAAAAGTTAACTGTTCCTGTCTTTTTAGAAAACAGGGATATCGAAGAATATGTCGTAATAGGCAAAACAGGAAGTGGAAGAGTGAATTTTGCTAACTCAGCCACTTTTTTTCTACAGTCGTATGCATCTACCAGATATAAAGCTGCATTGTTAAATGAGCAGGTAAAAAAAGCAATGGACGACTTGGCTGAACTCAAAGAAATATCATATTCCCGGTTAAATACCGATTATGATTTTACAGATACAGCCAAAAAGAAATACCGGTATCAGGCAGTATATGATATCGGTTTTTATTAACTTGTGAAGGAGGAAAAATAAATGTCAAGTGATGCAAGTAATGTAACATCTTCAAAACCATCTGTTGGCGGTGCTGTTTGGGCGGCACCGTTAAAAACAGAAATTCCAACCGATGCAAAAACACCTTTAAATGAAGCTTTTAAATCATTGGGGTACTGTTCTGATGACGGATTAATTAACTCAAACAGTCCGGAAACTGATAATCAGAAAGCATGGGGCGGTGATGTAGTACTGGTTTTACAAACAAGTAAAGAGGATACATTTCAGTTTAAATTGATTGAATCGCTTAATACAGATGTTCTAAAGACAGTGTACGGCAGTAAAAATGTAACCGGCACCCTTGAATCTGGATTAAAAATAGCTGCAAAAAACGATGAGCCTGAGCAGTTCGAATGGGTGTTTGAAATGATTTTAAAAGGCGGGATTTTAAAAAGAATTGTAGTTCCGTGCGCATCGGTAACTGAAATTGGTGATATTGTTTATAAAGATGATGAATCAGTCGGTTATGAATGTACTATTGCAGCCGTTCCGGATCAAAACGGTGCAACACATTATGAATACTTAGTAAAAAATACTGAATAAGGAGAATGCTAGATGATCAAAGGTGAATCAAAAACAGGGTTTAAGTTTAATATCAATGAAAAATTTATTGACTGGGAACTTCTTGAAATGATGGCAGAAGTAGATAAAAATCCGATTTTAATGATTAGTATTGCTAAAAGACTGTTAGGGATTAAACAGTATAATCGTTTAAAAGACCACTGCAGGACTAAGGATGGAAGAGTTCCTCTTGAAAGAATGGAAGAGGAGATTTTTTCGATTATTGATTCAAGCAAAGAAACAAAAAACTAATTATCCTCGCCGACATGATAAATACTGATGAATCAGCAGTTATTTGTGATCTGGCTGAAACATACAGTATATTTGATTATAAGTCGCTTCCGGTATTAACGGTCGCGACTTTTTGTGTTGGTCTGAGGGAAAATTCAAGAATAAAAATGAAAAAAAACAGGCTTGCTGTTCCTTTTGAAACTGTACTTCTTGGTGTGATTGCGGACAGCCTTAAATTATTAGTCTGGACAAAGTCTAAAGATGCTCAGAAAGGATTTAACAGGCCTAAATCGATCGTTAAGTCACTGTTTGAAAACGAAGCTAAAGAAAATATATCTTTTTCAAGCGGTGAAGAATTTGAAAAAGCAAAATTGAAAATTTTAGGGAAGGAGGCAGATGTATGGCAAGCGGAACAGAATTAGCAAAAGCATATGTACAGATTGTACCTTCGGCAAACGGCATTAAGGGTTCGTTAGAAAATGCGATGGGAAATGAAGCGGATCAGGCTGGAGAAAAGGCCGGAAATTCAATCGCATCTAAAATTAAAGGGATAATCGTTGCTGCTGGAATCGGGAAAGTTCTTGCATCGTCATTCACGGAAGGTGCAGCGCTTGAACAGTCCATAGGTGGTATTGAAACACTTTATAAGGGAAGTGCAGAAAAAATGAAGGCTTATGCCAGTGAGGCGTATAAGACTTCTGGAGTAAGTGCTAATGCCTACATGGAAAATGTAACGTCATTTTCTGCTTCTTTGATTTCAAGCCTTAAAGGTGACACCGAAAAAGCCGCCGCTGCTGCTGACCGTGCAATGCGTGATATGTCGGACAATTCCAATAAATTCGGTACAAATATTCAGGATATCCAAAATGCATATCAAGGTTTTGCAAAGCAAAATTATACTATGCTTGATAACCTGAAATTAGGATATGGCGGAACAAAAGAAGAAATGCAGCGGCTGTTGTCTGATGCTCAGAAATTGAGCGGACAAAAATATGATATAAGTAATCTCGCGGATGTCTACACTGCAATAGGGGTTATCCAGGACAATCTAGGAATCACTGGAACCACTGCTAAGGAGGCTGCAAGTACTTTCAGCGGATCGTTTGCTTCTATGAAAGCAGCTGCACAGGATTTCTTAGGCAATGTTGCTATTGGCGGTGATGTTACCGGTACTCTGTCAAATCTTCTATCAACTGCATCAACTTTTTTGTTTGATAATGCAATTCCAATGGCTTTTAATATTGTTTCGGGATTTGGAACTGCTCTTGTTGCCGCAGTTCCTCAGCTGGCTCAAAAGGGATACGAATTGCTTAGCGGGTTTGTTGATGGATTTGTAAAAAATATACCTGTGGTGCTTCCACGGATTTTACAGTTTGTTCAAAATTTTGGTGTCGGTTTAGCTCAAAAAGCACCTGAATTTATTAATATGGGTTTTGACCTGTTAAGCCGGCTGGTAAGTGGAATAGTGAGTGCTGTACCTATTTTAATACAGTACGTTCCTACTATAATTTCTACTTTTGCAAATATAATCAATGAAAATTTTCCAACTATATTAGCCAAAGGGGCAGAAATATTATGGCAGCTGATTACCGGGCTGTTAAGTGCGATTCCTACTTTAGTTGCTAATATACCGCAGATTATACAGGCGATCTGGGATACTTTTATGGCTTTTCAGTGGCTAAATCTAGGTGGGCAGATAATGACATTTTTAGGCGATGGTATTTCTGCTATGTTTGGATTTTTAGGTGAAAAAGGACTTGGTGCGGTTCAGAGTATTGTAAATACGATACTTTCTCTTCCTGGTAAGCTGTTTACATTAGGGAAAAATGCTATTTCTCAAATGGGAAGCGGTATTTCAGGAATGGGATCATGGCTAAAGACAACTGCTGGAAAAATTGTAACATGGGTAGTAAACGGTGTTAAATCACTTCCATCGAAAATGATAGATGTCGGTAAAAATTTAGTTAAAGGATTATGGGAAGGAATCAAGAACGTTAAAGACTGGATACTAGATAAAATAAGCGGATTCGTTGACGGTATTGTAGGAGGAATAAAGAAATTTTTTGGTATACATTCTCCATCAAGAGTAATGGCCGATGAGGTTGGTAAGTATCTCTCTAAAGGAATGGCAGTAGGTATCGAAGCAAGTGCTGATGAAGTTTACGATGAAATAGATAAGCTGTCTAGAAATACACTAGATATCGCAGCTGATGGGTTAGAATTCAGTAACATTAATATGAGTGAAAACAGCAGCGAGCTTAGCGGTATGCTTCAAATAATCATTAAACTGTTGAAATTAATCTTAAACAAAGAAGATACAACTGTTTTGAATTTCAACAATAGAGAAGTTGCCCGTGCTTTGCGTGAACTGGGGGTTGTTTTTGAATGACGGTAAAATATATAAATTCAAAAAATGAGGTATTGGAGTTTATTGGTGCCGATATACTTCCAACAAGCGGTTATTTGCATCAGAGAAAATGGAATACAAACAAGGAAAATGATATTACAGTTATTGATAAGGGTGACTGTACTTATACTATAACCCTTACATTGAAAGGCAGTTTGGAACAGAGAAAAAACATGCTTAATAAAATATGCGATATATTTGAGTATGATTGTATAGTTAAGACACCAGGAACGCTTCATTACGGGGATTATAAAATAAAATGCTATGTAATATCTTCTAATACAAGTGTTGCGGGTATTCAGACAAGAACAAATATTGAATTAGGAATATACTGTCCAAAACAGCACTGGATTAAAGAAAAAACATATAATCTGGTAATGTACGGTGATTCGAAGAATGACACAGGTATAAAGCAGTACAGCTATTGTTATCCGTATGTATATTCATCTTTAAAAGGTGCAGTTCAAATAATCAATGATTCTCCGGCAGACAGTGATTTTATTATAAGAGTTTACGGGCCATGCAGTAATCCGTTTATTAAAATAGGAGAAATACTTTATCAGGTAAATACTACATTAAGTGCTGGTGAGTATATGGAAATAAACTCAGAGGAAAATACAATATATGCCTTTTCAGATTACGGTGAAAAAAGGAATCTTTTTAATTTCAGAGATAAATCGCGAGGCGATTTTTTTACAAAAATTCCATCCGGTCTTAGTATCGCAACATGGAATGGAACATTTAAAGCTGAAATAGTTATATTTGACAAGCGTGGTGAACCAAGATGGATATAATGAAATTTATATATACGGATTCCAACTATACGGAGCTCGGTGTTTTGAAAAATACGTCTATTGATTTTGAAGTTGGAAAATTCAAAACTGCGACTAATGATTATTCTTTAGAAATTTCGATAAATGCATGGGATAAAGCATTTAATAAAGGTTCTATATTTTACTCATCGGAAAGTGAATTCGGTGGAATTATTGACAGTAAAAAGGTCGATACATCAAAAAATGTAATTATCTTTACTGGAAAAACATTTAGAGGAATGTTGGAAAAAGAGTACATACAGCCCCCGGAAGGTCAGGCGTATTTTGTAGCAAAAGGCGAGGCCAACAGAGTGATAAATGAGCTTATTGGAGACAACTTCGATAGTCTTTTTACTGTAGATAATGTTGGCTTGAGTGATATAAATGTTAATTATCAAATTAGAGATCTGAATCTTTTAGATGCGCTTGAAAAAATGCTTTATAAAGCAGATATTCCATCAAGACTTGATATTGTGTTTCATGATGGAAAAGTGCATATTCAGGCTATTCCGATTGTTGATTTATCTGAACTGCTTCAATATGATAAATCGTATGGTATAACAATGATCGCACAGACTCCTGAAAGCAGTTATAACCATATTATCGCTTTAGGAAAAGGTGAATTGACAGAGCGGTTAAGGGTTAATCTGTACCTTCAAAGTGATAAAACGTGGTCATCATCAAAAAATGATGATTATAAAGGGCTTTGCAGAAAAACATATCTGTATGACAATTCGAGTGAAGATGATGAAACTTCACTTATTGAAGGGGCTGTAGAGGCAGTGGAAAAAGAAAATGGAAGCAGTACCGTTCAAGCTGTATTTTCAAGCGATGATGCTTCACTGTTTGATGTTGTAGGTGCAAAAGAGGAAATTACAGAGCTTTCATTTAAAGAACAGATTACTAAAAAAATACTAAAAGTAACTGTTAATAATATTGCAGCAAACTGTAAATTTGAATACAAGGTGGGTGAATAAATGTTAGAAAGTATAACACTGAACGGATTTAATGTTCAGGCTTCGGTAGATGCTTATCTTCATCACTGCTGGTTTGGCTATGAAGGAGTATTTAAATATGGAGAAGAAATAAGATGCGAAACTGTAAGCAACAACATTTTAAAGTTGTACGATGGACTTTTTGTCAATCAGGGCAGATTTTATCGTATTGTTCCCGGATCATATGAAGAAGTCAACATTTCAAACGGTATAGTTGGTCAAAAAAGATATGATCTGATAGTTTCACACTTTGAGACTAATGGAGTAACAGAAACACATGATATTAGAGTTTTAAAAGGCGGAAATGACGGGAAAATACCCGAACATACTGTGAGTGATACATTTAACGGTGGAACGGTGAATGAATTTCCTCTTTATCTAGTTGAAATTGATGGAATAAACATTACTAAAGTAACCAGGCAGTTTAAGTATATTATTTCATTTCATGAAGCTTTAGAAGCTATAATTAACCTTTTTAATGCAGCGGTATATACCGGCGATATAAATATTAAAGATTTAATTAGAAAATTAGATGTAAACAGAGAATAAGGAAAGGAGCAAATAAATGGCAATACAAACAGTACAGGCAATTATCAACGGGGTTACGACTACATTGACTTTAAACAACCAGACTGGAAAATACGAGGCAACATTAACAGCCCCCGCAACTTCCAGTTATCCTAAAGAAGGACATTATTATCCCGTACAGATAAAGGCAACAGACAAAGCCGGCAATGCAGTGGCTGTAGATGATAAGCATGAAACACTTGGTTCTAAACTGCGGTTAGTAGTTAAAGAAAAAGTAGCACCGACAATCACAATCTTAAAGCCAACAAGCGGTCAGCTTATGTCTCAAAACAAACCGGAAATCAGTTTTGAAGTTAAAGACAATGATTCAGGTGTTAATGAATCTACTGTTACATTAAAAATTGATAATGGTGCAGCAAGCGGATTGAGCAAGTCCGTTATCGAGGGAGGGTTTAGATATACTTATACTCCTGCAACTGCATTAAAAGATGGTGAACACACTGTTACGGTAAATGCGAGCGACAATGATGGAAATGCTGCGACACCTGCAACGTTAACATTTAGAGTACTGGCAACTGCACCTAACTTGTCTATTACCAGTCCGGAAGACGGCTCATGGCATAAAAATGCATCTGTAGCTTTTGCCGGTTCAACAAATGGAGCTAAATTAACTGTCAAAGTAGGAAATGGCAATGCTCAGAATGTACCAATCAGTGATGGTACGTTTACAGGAAACGTTACTTTAGTTGAGGGGGCTAATACCGTTACATTTGTAGCTACAAGTGCCAGCGGTGTCGATACAACAATTACACGTACTTTAAATCTGGATACAAAGGCACCGGTAATTACAAACGTTACGATTACACCGAATCCGGTCGATGGCGGCAAGACGTATGTCGTTGCAGTAGAAGTAACAGACTAATGGTTGAAAAGGTAATAGGAAAAAATCCAAACTTTGAGATTATTTTCTATTTCATTGAAGGACAAAGATGGGAGGCGGAACTGCCTCCTAATTTATCCGGTGAATACTATATTGATCTGTATGCATACGATAAAGCCGGAAATGTAGGATATATGTCTAAAGCATTATTTGAGGTAGATACTACAAATTTATGCTGGCATATTAAAATTATTGACTACGATGTAACAGTAAGGTTTAAAAATGACTATAAATGTATGATAAGGGAGGTAATGCCGTGTGCAGTGAAGAATTAAAGCTGATTGCAGGTGAAAATCTTAAAACGGTTTTTTCGGTGCACAGCAGGAAAGAACAGAATTTTTCTATTAACAGAGCATACGTTGAACTTATGCAGTATGGTGAGAATATAAAGCAGATTGACTGCGAAATAGATGAACACGATATTGAATTTATGCTAAGTATAGACGAGCCCGGCCGTTACGATCTTATCGTTACATATTTTATTGCTGATGAAACGCTGAAAGAAATGTTTAAAGTGGAGGTAAGATAAATGAGTTATAAAATTCTTGATGTTGAACTGACAAAATCCACTTTGGCAGTTAAAGAGCAGTTTATTATACGTGTTTCTATAGGGACGTGGGATTTTGTTGGAAAAAACTACAGTTGGAAAAACCTTTACGATTTAAAGAAGTGGGGTGATCTGATTGGCGGTTAATATCCCTGCAAAAATTACAGTACCGCCGGATATCGATATGAGCAATCCTGCCGATATTCGGGAGGTATGGAGTGAGATTCAAATTACAATACAGTATATTAATAAGCTTATCGATGTGCTTAATGATCATAAAGAAACACTTGGATTAGCGGTATACT